GTGGCGGTGGGCGAAGGGGTGGCGGTGGGCGAAGGGGTGGCGGTGGGCGAAGGGGTGGCGGTGGTGGATATCAGTGGCGGTGGGCGAAGGGGTGGCGAAGGGATGGAAGATACAGGGATATGGTCACAAGCGAAAAAATGGGTGATGGGCGGTGGCTATGCCGATGCAGGTAAAGGAGGAATGAGCAATGCGAAATATGATTTTAATTGGGCATAAAGTTCGGGTTTAGCCTCTTTCCTTGCGGCTGTGTCAGCGAGGACGTTGGTTGCGTTTTCGGTGGAAGATAATCCCAATTGGGCACAAAGGTCGCGTAATTCTGCGATTTTATAAGACGATACCGCGCGGTATGGTTTTGTGATTTTTTCGATCCGATAAGGTGGTATGTGTGATATTTTGGCGTTCCATTTCCAAAATGGATGGCGGGCGGCGGTTATGTAGACAATGCCACGTGTTGGAAGGGGTGCGGTACTATCCGTGGGGTCATGACCGAATACATAATATGTGTCTTTATAAATAACTAAAAAGGGGGAGACTTCAAACAATCGGCAAAGGGTTAAAAAGGTCATCAGTCTGATTGGGGTTGAGCTTGTCAGGTCGCTTTCGGTTTCAATGAGGCTAGCGTATCTGGTGTCGCGCGCCCATAGACGCGATTTGAGCTCGGGATTGCGTAGTAGGGGTATAAACTCGAGTTTAGTGACATTGTCGGTATCGCGTTGTTGTGTTCGCATTTTTGCCAGTTTAACATAGGTGGGTTCGTGTAATTCGGCCAGGCACTGCAAAAGTGGGTCGGATGTAAGCGGTTCTGGCGCTGGCGCTGGCGCAGCGATGACTGGTTTGGGTTTATGCACCACTGGCACTGTGACCGATTTGGGTTTAGGCGCCGGCGCAGCGATGACTGGTTTGGGTTTATGCACTGCAGGCGCCGCGACTGGTTCCAGTGGCGAATTCACATTAGACGGTGCGTCTAACATAAACGGTCGCAAATAGTTAATTAGGTCTGTCATCACGTAATTAACTAAATAAGAGATTGATGCCGTTGCAAATCATTTTTTTCCACCAAGGAGTTTTTTAAACTCGGCCTTTTGGGTTTCAGCATCCCCCAAAATTGACTCTTGTTTTTCAATATATGAAAGATACCCAGTAAGGCGGTCAATAACGTCAGGACTAAGCGCAGACAAATTTACATATGTCCTATTTGCATTTTCATTTAACGTAACGAGTTCTGGTCCATATTCGGTGAGTATGCGAAGGACCTCGATTTGATTATGTTTATCCATATTTTCAATACCATCCTTTAATTCTTCCAACGTGTATGCCATGTGCTATATAATGTCAGTGTGTTTAAGGTCTATTTATGCGAGGATAAGGCGAGCCAGCACCGGCAGCAACCCGCGCGGTCATTTCAGCCGGTGGAAAAATATAACATTGGATTACCGATACTTCTTTAGATTTGTAATAAAACACCGGTTTTGGAGAGTATTTTTTAAGTGGTAAATATTTGCAAGAGAGTTTGCGCCAGTCGCCAGTTTTAAATGCGGGCCATTCACCGCGCATATCGCCCGCCCAATCTGCAGGCGGTTGCGGATAACAATTAACCAACATAATGTATTTGAATCGTTTGCTTTCTACAAGGTAATCGAGTAGGGTATAGATGTCGGCCAAAAGCCAATGTTGCAGAACGTCCTTAATAATACAAAGGTCGGCCGCATGTATCTCCTCCTTATGGGCAAGAAAATCCATGGTATAAAAGTGGTATTTCTTATGGTTTGTAAACCGCCGGTTATGTTCTTGAACACGGGCATATACATCATATCCGTAATACGCGGTTACCCCCACTTCACTATAAAGTTTGCGGTCATAGGCCATATTTCCACAGCCTAAATCTGCGACAGTTTTAATCTGATTTTCGACGATAAATTTGCGGAGAAAAGGGATGAATTCGTCGCGATTATATTCATAAGAAGCACCAGTGCCACTTGAACCGGTATAATAAGGACTACCATCATCGCCAAGTGCTTTAGATTCATAAATGGCTGTAAAGGTGCGGTTGTGCGGGGTGTCATCGGTTGCATATTTGCATTCTTCAATTTCGGCTTGAAGCGTGGCTGCAGCCGCAGCACGCATTGGGGTGGTTGCCCGTTTGTATATATTCATATACACTATGTGCTGACCAAATCTACTATGATAAAGATTTGGTCATCACCTAGGCCATATTGAGATCCGATTACCTTAAAGGTTACTTTATCGCCTTCGCGATATTTATCAAGCGTGGCTGACGCAGCAGCATGTTCGCGAATAACGAATGCCGTAAAAGGGGATGGTTCAGTTTCGGTTGTGGTGCTGGGCATGGTGTGTCCCGACCCGCCATGCTGGGCGACCGCAGGGGTGCTAGCATGAATAGTAAGCCCTGCTTTATTATTATTTGCAACAACGCCGGTCATAATAATACCAACCGCGGGATTGAAAATTTCGCATTCAGTGACGACTGTATATTCTACCTGTCCGCGTTGGTTTAATTGGCCGGTTGAATAATTTATGATTTTTGTCGATCCCGCCTTAATAAGACCTTCTTTAGTACATTTTCCGTCATAATTATGTCTGATAAAGGATTCTAACACGGCTACTATGTTTTCGCCGATATAGTTAATAGATATAGGCACATGACGAGTAATTTCAGAATGGACAAAGATTGATTGGGGGGTTTGCATTGTGTTGGGCGGGTGGCAGCGCAAAAGGGGTTATGTATTATCCTACTTTAATAATGTCTATCATTTTTTTCTCGGCGGTTTGGCGGTGGGCGGTGGGCGAAGGGGTGGGCGAAGGGGTGGTGAAAAAAGTCTCTCCAAACTGCACATTACTTAGCAGAGTAAGCAAATATGTCAGGAGCGAGAGCTTCTATAAACTCAATGAGCTGTGAAAATGTATTTGCTTTTACGCATGCAACAATAAGGTTGATCGGCGTGATTTTTTTTTTCAAAAGGCGGGCAATGTGCTGTTCCATAGGAATAGTTGTAGTTTGGGTTTCAGTGACTTCAATGACCTCGTCGGTTTTGGCTATTGTATCGGTGGCAGTGGCGACCTTGGTGGTCGCTACTGCAACAACAGAACATGTGTGGACGAGCTCGGACAAACGCCCAATGTCATCGGGAAATTTATTATGCACAATATCGCAAAACATTTGCTGTGTGCAATATCCGAGTTCGAGTTTAAGGTCGAAACGCCCAGGACGTAATAAACGCTCGTTTATTTTATTCGGGTAATTGGTTGTAGCAATAATAAGGCGACCACTTTGGTCTTCCATTCCATCAAGGAAACGGAGAAGGTCGCCCATGCCGATTGCAATATCGCCGTTGTTTTGCAACTCATCGATTTCATTTTTGATATCTTTGCGCTCATCTGCGTCGGTTTCATCGCGCAATCGTTCGCGCAATTTATTGAGTTTATATTCTTTCATGTATTTCATTGCTTCATTTTCGTTATCACAGAGAATGTGGTCAAATTCATCAAAGACAATCACAAAATCTTGTACACCCTTATGTTGTTTAATAATTGTTTGTAATGCGGTTATAGAGTTATGTGATGTATCATGCATCATAATTATATTACGATCCAAATAATTTGCAATGGCGGATATTGTGCCGGTTTTACCAGTGCCAGGCGGACCATAAAGTAGGATGCCTAGCTTGTTATCGCATATTGCATTGGGATACATATCCCCCTTTTTAAATTTGTTAAGCATATCTAATAGCCCCGGTTTTTCATTAAAATAAATATTGTTAAATATTTTATTTTTATTTACATGGCCAACAATGGTAACATCGCCATCTGATATATTATATAAATCGCGCGAATTTTTTACAGCAGTGTTTTGTTTGTTCCACATATTACATATCTCAAGATAAAGTTTTCTTAATTCGACAATATTATTTGAATATAATTTGGTTTCAATAAGCCAAACATATTCGTATTTGCCATTAACATTTGTATATTTCCACAAAGGCATAAAATATGCTGGTTGTTCAAATCCTGCAATTGTAAGCACACCAGTACTAAGTTTTTCATACACGAGTTGCTTATTGCAATTTGGGTTAATATTTTTAGAGGCGAGCCATGCATCTATCACTACACGGGATAGCGAAGGCACAACATGTGTGTATTTGGTAATTGTATCCGACGACCATTTTGAGTAATCGAATGTGTCATAATCAATATCGGTTGGGTCGTCTGTGGCGACCTTACGTTTAAGCACATATGTATTATATATTCGCAGTGTAGTCTTTATGATTGCACTATATAAAAAGGCGCCTACAAGGGCAATACAGCTATTCATAATGAGAGTAAGTCCATTATCGACCACACGGTCACCGGTGTCAATGTATTTTGTCACATGCACATTTAAAAGGTTTTGTATCTGTTGGGATACAACATTGAGTGTATTTAATGCTTGTGATTGAGCTGTTGCTGTGGCCGACATGGTTTATGTGTGATTGCGGAAGTTAGTTATATTATAAAGAAAAACCCAAGTTATTTCAATTTTTTTACTTAGCAGAGTAAGCGAAAGTGTCAGGTTCGAGAGTGTCCAATGTATCAATAAGTTCGGTAAACGACTTTGATTTAAGACAGGAGTTAATAAGGTTGAGAGGGGTGATTTTCTTTTCCAAAAGGTGGGCAATGTGTTGCTCCATGGGAATGGTTGTAGTTTGGGTTTCAGTGACTTCAATTACATCGTCGGCTTTGGCTGTTGTATTGGTGGTAGTGGCGACCTCAGCGGTCGCCACTGCCACAACAGTTTGTGTGTGAACGAGCTCGGCCAAACGCGCGATATCATCGGCAAATACATTGCGGGCAATATCACAGAACATCTGCATAGAACAATAGCCCAATTCGAGTTTTAGATCGAAACGCCCAGGGCGTAACAAAAGGGGATTAATTTTATCAGGGTGATTAGTGGTAGCGATAATAAGGCGGTCAGTTTGGTCTTCGACGCCATCAAGAAATCGGAGAAGGTCGCCCATCTCGATTTCATCATTTTTATCAACATTTTTATCTTCCTTCAGATCTTTGATTTCCTGTTGTATGCGCTTGCGCTCTTCTTTATCATCATCGGGAGTATCGCGCAAATCTTCGCGCAATTTATCGAGTTTAATTTCTTTAAGATAGGCTAATCTTAGATTGTCAGGTTTTTTGCTACAAAGGATATGGTCGAATTCATCGAATACGATGATCATCTTTTTAAGTCCGGTCGTTTTAATAACATATTTCAAAGCATCTAGGCCAGCCTTAGTAGTATTCTTGACCATGTATACATCGCGCTTAGTATAATTAGCAAGGGCGGTGATAGTGCCGGTTTTGCCGGTGCCAGGTGGTCCATAAAGTAGGATACCTAGCTTGTTATCGCACATATTTTGTGGATACATTGTGCCATCCATGAATTTATCTAATACATGTACTAATTCGGCTTTTTTGTCATAAAACAGACCATCAAAGGTCTTTTTAGGGTTCATTGTGCCAATTTTTGATGTGGTGCCATTATTGACAATATCATAAATATCATAGGTTGGAACAACGGGAGGTGCATCAGATGTGTTAGCTGATACACTATTGGAGGGATAGCAATACTCATGCACTGCTTTAAGACATTCGCGCATTGCGCCATAGTCATCCGAATATAATGCCGAATCATGTAACCATACATAATCCAATGTGCCATTTTTATTCTTATATTTCCAAACGGGCATAAAGTATCCGGATAAAATAGACGTACAAGTACTAGTTATACCCGTTGTTGTCAATTTGTTATTTATAGCAATAAGTTCGGTTTGTTTATTTGCATGTCGCGATGTAAATGTTTTATTAATCCATCTATCTACATTTTCGGCTATAATTTGTCTACTATAGATATGCGATGTAGGTAAGCGATGAATATAAGCATATTTTGAGATTGTATCTGAAGACCATTGTGAATAATCAAACCCGGCAATATCAATATCTGTCGGGTTATTTGTCTCCGGTTTGTGCCGGACAACATGACGGGCATAAAACCAATCGGCGACCTTTATGATTGCGCTGTATAAATAAGCGCCTGCGAGGGCAATACAACTATTCACAATAAGGGTGACGCCATTATCAACCACACGATCGCCTGTATTAACATATTTTGTCACATGTACATTCAAAAGATTCTGTACTTGTGTTGCTACAATATTAAGCGTATTCATAGCTTGTGATGCTGCAGTTGATGTGGCCGACATAGTTTATGTGATCGCAGGAGTAAGTTATATAATAAAGAAAAAACCTTCGTTTATTTCAATTTTTTTTGTACCCATTGGTGCAAAAAAAAAATCTCCGTATATGTACATAGGCCGGCTATTTAGGCGTCCGCCGAAGGTGTTTGTGGGGCAGGTGCTGTAGCAGTGGCAGCTAATAACCGCGCCATTTGTGCCTTTAATTCGTCCATTTCGGTGCGCAAAGTTGCACATTCGGCCTCTAATTTTAAAGTGTGGCGTTGATTCAAACAGCGCATCCATCTATAAACAGCTCGGGAAGATATTAATCCTATACATGTTTTATCACAAATGTCCACACAAATATTAACCTTAATGCCCCGTTTTGTAAATTCGGCGTGATCATATTCCATACCATTGGCCACTATGATAGATGTTACATTTTTAAATGGAAATGATTCCAATGTTTGCCAAAATAATACATTAATGCGCATCTCAACAACACTTTGTGGTATATTTTCGATAGTGCTTTTAATATGGTTTAATAAAGTCAATTGATAATCGGGAATAGTGTCAAGATATAGGCCAAGTGCATTGTAATCTATTATTGTTAAGGTGCGATCACCGTAAAATACTAAAGGTACATCGGGGGCAAATTTCAAATTCAATGGCACAAAGCATTCATCTAATGAATGAATTGACCCATTAATATTATTATTGGTAATTTGTATTATTGGGTAACATGCAATCCTAGTTACTTTTGTAAAACGTGTAAGGTCAAAGCAAAAATCGGGGATTTCATCGGGTGAAATAAGCTCGGCCCCATATGAGGGTTGCGGGGCATTATAAAAGTCGATTATTAGGGCATCCGAGTCCAATGTGTCTAACCATTTTTGTAGTTCAACCGCATATTTTTGTTTTGGTTGTGGTGTCTGCAAAGGTTCTTGTACGTCGGTTGATTCAATACCAATGTCTTCTTGCGCTGGATGCGATGCACCAATATATTCTTGTGCTGGCTGTGTTTTTTTCGCACGACCAAATGAAAACATTTTGTATGTATTGATACATAAATAAGCCTCTAAGCCTCTTTTTGAGGTTCTAAGGTGGTTGTTTCTGCTGCATCCGAAGGTGTTTGTGTGGCTATTGTTTCATTGGATGCAGGCACCGACACGGAGGAAATTACACCTTTTTCAGCCAATAAACACTTTAGATCGGCCACTTCAGATTTTAAGACATCATGTTCTCTTTGCAATAAATCATGCTCATATTCTAATCTTAATAATGCATTTTGAGAAACACCGTTTATAAATTTAACAGTATCGTTACTACTAAACACTCCAATACATGATGTTTTCAGGCGGTGAGAATGCGGATATACACTTATGCCTTTATTATAAAATTTTTCATAATTATAACTAATACCATCAATTACTTCAATAGTTGTCATATTATCAAAGGGAAATAATTGAACATCGTGCCCCCACCCATAGCGAGTGAACTGTCATACATGTTACACTTTTTGGTATATTATTAATAGTATTTCTTATATGTTTAACAACCTCTAATTCAAAGTTTGGAATATTTTTAAATCTGGGCGAATCGAGCTGTAAAAATTGAACATTTAACAATAGATATTGGTTGTGATATATTTTAACAGGAGCCAATGGCGAAAATTGCAAATTTAATACAACTGGACATTGATGCCCAATTAACATAACCCCTGATGATAAATGTAAATATCTATGCTGACATATGACAGTTGATATTTTTGTAAATCGGGTAAGATCAAAGCAAAAATCCACTAGTTCTTCTGGAGTAACAGCAGATATGGCATTAACTACTCCATATGGCACATTAATAAAATTAATTTCTGTAATATCAGAATCTAACGTGTCAAGCCATGATTGAACTGCAACCGCAAAAGAATGTTTTGGGGATGTTAATGTGTTATTTAAACAAATCGGATCTAATGTTAAAGATGTTTGTAGTTGTTTTATTACATCTTTATCTTTTTGAGATTGTCCAAATGAAAACATTAAATTATACGTATAGTTGATACATATATAACCTCTAAGTCACTTTTGGGAGCGAGCGCAAAGGTCGCGTCAGCGGCCGGGCGTCCTCCGTCGCTAGAACTACGTGAAAATCCTACAAAGGGGGCTTTAGCCCCCATTTATGATTTGCACATAGTTCGACGCAGCATTATATGCATTTCAGTGCCAAAGGCGCAAACAGTATTGCATGTATTACAATGCTCTAATATACATGCGGACAACTTTATAAATTATGTATTATTACACGCAGACAATACATAATTACTAACACGCGCCTTTGGCGCTGAAATACTATATGGCTCGCTATCGCTCGCCGCGTAAAAAAACATAAAGCTAATTTACAGCAGCAACTACTTTGTAAAAATCTTATAAATCTCGCCAAAAAGGGCGGCTTCGGGACCAATAAACCATCCACGCCCCATGTATTCATTAGCATGAAACATGCGCAACATAAGTTCTTGAATAATACATAAGTCCCCCGGGTTCATAAGCATCTGCACTATCTTGCCGGTGCCATCGCGCACCTGTTTTGTATTGTCTTTGGTGAAATATTCTACCCCATCCCCCAAAGTCTCATTCAGCATATCCATCACCTTTTTCTTTCCTGCCTGCATACATATATAACCTACATCACGTTTTGTAGACAGATTGATGACTTTAAACACCAAAATATCTGTTTTTGCAATGTAGCCCATAAAGCCGACGATGGGGTTATATTCTTCGCGTCGCGCCAAATGGTCGCGCATTTTATTTATAATCCCGTGTTCTATAATGTCATCGGCCGTGTATTCTTCCCATGGTGTTGTCGCATTGTCTGAGGCAACGGCGCCCGCACCGCCGACATGATATAAAAACACGGGGCGGTTTCCCGCATAATTATAAAGCATGATAGTTGGCCGTTTTACGGCAGCTGCACCACGACGACCTGAAATGGCCACATCGACCACTTGTCGGGCAAAATATTGGCGAACATACCAAGCAAAAGAGGTTTGGGAGCCCACTGCTGGTGCAGCAGCCGAATATACATATTTCAAAATGGCAGCTTTTTCCTCATAAATCGCGATAGAATCGAGCATATGATCGGTCAAATATTGGAGCAGGGCGTCTTTTGTAATGTGGGCTGCAAAAGGGGCGGCTGCGAACATTGGGTCGGTTAATATGTATTGTATCATCTTACCACAGACGCGATACCATGTTTCATCTTCCACTGCTGCCCCCGCAGCAGTGGCAATTACGTCGGTAATCTTGCCATGCGTAGCTTCATGTGCCGCGATCATATAAAAGTTTTGAAAACGGTCGTATAAGGATTTGCCAGTTTTTAGTGAAGCGCGGGGCATTTTATATTCTGGCACAGCCACCGCCGTTGCCGCGACGGTGGCGCCAATACCCGCATCCCCCATCTGAAATGCCACCTTAGGGTGCTTATAATCAACCGGACGTGCGCGGTCAAAAAGGTCAGCGTATGCCCCAGATGCGGCCAATTCGGCAGGTAAAAAGAGATAATAATCGCCTATATTTTGAAGATATCCGGTGCGGCCGTATTTATCGGCGACGGTCATACTGCGGTCATTAATAAAGGTGGTGAGGGTTGCATAGATTTGCACAAGGGGGTATTTTGTTGGTGCTGAGGTGCCCCCCTGTATGGCTGCGATGAAATCCGCCTTATGATAGAAAAACCCCTCGCGCATAAGCTGCCTAATGCGCGCCCCTATTTTTTCAGCATTGGAATAGATAAAGTTTTCGCCATAAGTGTCCATATTCAGGTTTTTTATGTTAATCCGGGCGGTAGGCGTGCATGCATATGCGCAAGTTTCCATGTAGTTACAAACCGATGAAAAGGGGGCATCGCCGATTTTGAAATCGCGCAGCACGACGCCGCTTGCAAGTTCCTGTGTAACAGGTGCCTTCATAGCCGCCGCGATTTTCTCCTGTGTAAAATTGGTCTGTTCATGGTTTAGAATACAATCGACAGCCCCCTTTTGCAGTTCGCGTGCGGTGCGCCCAATAGGGATAGCTTTTGCTTCGGCAATACGATACATATAAAGGTCGGCGGTCTCATCGATTGCATCAGGAATAATGGTGCCGTGCATCAGGATTTCAGTATTGCGTTTTTCAAAAGGGAGGTCTTTATGGGAGAAATTACGCACAGCGCGGCCCACAATCTGTTCTATGCGGTTCATGTTATACCACGGATTGAGTATATGAACCTGACGGATAAACTTAAGGTCGATGCCTTCTGCGGCTGCCACTGACACCATGACCACCTTTACTACATGGCCGTCCTTATTATTCTCGCCTGTGAGACCCTTAATATCGAACGCGTTATCTGGCGAAAGTCGGGGGTTACCGGTGATCATGGCATATCTGGCTGGCATTAGTTGTCCTCGATCCGCATGGGCAGCTTTTGCCCCATGTGTGCCCAATGTTCGCACATCAACGGATGCGGGGTCATCAGCGCCCCCACGATACATAATGTTATCAGCACCGCCTGACTTTTCACTATATCGGATAAACCCCATTTCTTCGAGTGCGAGGGCCATTGGGATAATGCCGCCTTCGATGTATTGTGAATAAATAAGGATGACACCCTCCGAACGCCGGATGTAATCCAGAATTGTATGCATTTTGACACTATATTTGCCGATTTTATCAAAGGCGAAAATGCGACCATGTTCGGCGATAGTTTCTTTTTTGTATTGGTACTGAAAAAGTGGGACTGGTGCTGCAGCTGCGGCGCCGGTAGCAGCCGGTAAAATAATTTTATTCATCACAGATTCGAGACCATGCTTGCCGACAAGGGCGGATGGTGGGACGGTAAAAAGGGGATTATCGGGACGCGTGTTTTCAAAAAGGGGGGATGTGTCGGTATCTGTTTCGGTTACATCATCTGGGTCCGCGTCGGCGTCTGTGTCGTCTGCCATGATAACGCGTGCGCCCCCGCGGGTCGCCTTTTTTGTAGTTGCGGTTGCAGTTGGTTGTTTGCCGATTTGTTCCAATGCAGCGGCGACTTCGTCACTGCGGGGGGTAGGATAAGAGATAATAAGTGCCTCATTGGGCACCTGAAGGACACTATAGCCGAATTTGTCCATTTCTTCAAAATCGACTGTAAGGTGGGTCAAAAGGTTGTTGCGCATGTATTCGATAATATAGCGATAATTACAGGATTGGCAAGCGCCACAGCCAGCGCAAGCGGGCATAAAATTAAGATAAAGGTCAAGGATGCGCCGTTGGTCGGCTTCGGGAATACGCCGCCCATTCATTTGATAAGCGGGATAGCGGACGACTTTAAAGGTATGATTGGGGGCGAATTTTTCAGGATACACGCGATAAGGGAATGTATAAGGATTTTCACCACGTACATAGGATATATAGCCGGCAGCCTTTTGTTGTAGTAGGTTTTTACCTTCGGGTTTAAAAGCCCCATCTGCCTCGTAAATATCGGACACGCGGATTTTTGCGCGTTGGTCATTCATATTGAGAATATTGAGAAGCCAGATGATTTCTTTATGAGAGTTGAACATAGGGGTTGCAGACAGAAAAAGGAGTTTCATGCCGTGGACGTGAGTGACGAGGGTTTCGAGAAAGACGGCTACTTTTTTATTATCGCCCTCGTCGGATTTTCGGATATTATGGACTTCATCGATGACAATCATGCGGCCTTCGAATTCGCGACGAAGGGCGGCTGCTGCGGCGGGTGATACTTCTATTTCGTCATATTTTGGCGGTTGTTGTGCGGCCCCCTGATCGCGTTCGCGACCAGTGATAATGCGGCGCACATAATTTGCAAATTGCCCATAACCCATAAAGGTGTAGTAGGTTTTGATGATGGTGCCGATCATGGCGGCGATTTTCTCTTGAGTAAGGCCTTTTATGTTGGTCGGGTTAATTTCCTGAAGCAGTTTATTGCCGAGACAGGATTTAGTGGTCCATTGACCGCCGGTGAATTTGAGCTTGCGTGGGTCAAAAAGCTGGAGTTTAAAATTCTCTTGGACATTTTCGGATGCGACGATGATGATTTTTTTAGCCTGGCCGAGTTCGCGCATAGTGGCGCGTACTTCTTCGGTGACGCCGATTGCACTACAGGTTTTGCCCGTGCCGACCCCGTGCATAAGAAGGAGTCCATTATATGGGGTATTTGCAGATAGGAAGTTTTTTACAAATGCTTGATGGGGTTGGAGTTCGAAATCGGCGGTGGCTAAAAGGTCGGCTTGTTGTTTAATATCTGCATGTATTGTGCCATCATATTGCGTATCATTAAACTCCTTCTTTTGGGCTATCTTGACATTAAAAAAGGGGTCATCGAGTGTCGGATAAAGTTCGGGGGCTTGTGGGTCTGTTTCTGTGTCGGTTGTGGCGGCCGCAGCGCGTTCAGCCGTTTCCTTCAAAATAAGCTGTTTATTGCATTCGGGCTGAATATAAAGATTGTCGGCCGTGCAATTCATATATATCATCGGGATATCTTTTATCCTTGATCCTCACGGCGGTGTCCTGCGTCGACCTTCATGAGATTGCCCCCTTGCGGGGGCAATCTCATGAAGGTCAAGCGGCTTAAGGACACAGCCGTGAGGGGAAAGGATGAGGGTGCTTCGCGCGCTAGGACTGTGATATCGAGCCAAGGGCTCGATATCACATGTCCGACGCAGAGCCGACCCTTGTGTGAGGATAGACGTTATTGGTCGCATGTGGGGCGCATCAGGTGTTTTTTGTGGTGTTATAAAGTATGGGCGCGTTATGTATTATGGTGCATTATAATACATAATAATAACATCACCAATTATGTGTTATAAAGTCCATCATCGCCAAATCATGTATTATGAAGCATAATAATACATGGCAACGTCTTTAGGGTGCCCCGCTTCCGCAGCGGCTACCGCTACCGCTCTCAATAATGTAATCATAAACACTTTGCATAAGCTGTTTTTTCTCAATATTATAAGGCCGTATGTATGTCATGGCTTCATCGAGCCCTACACATTCAATCTTACTCACTTCATTGCGTTGAAATGTGGTAAAGTCGAGTTTATAATCTGCAATGTATGCCAAAAAATATTTATGCTTATAGGCCTTACAGTTCGTACCAATAAATGTTTCTTCAAAAGGCGGGCATTGTTCAATTATATGGGCATCGGCAGTATGTGTAAGGTGTATGCCAGTTTCCTCTTCAAATTCGCGGATAGCACAGGTTATTTCCTTTTCGCGTGGATTATTGCGCCGTCCTTTTGGGAGTTCCCATTCGGTTTCAGTCCATTGTGTAGTGCTAGTTTCAATAAGGTAGGTTAGGTTGTATTGTGTTGGAACGGAGGTAGCGGTCATTGCAGAATGAATATAATTATTTACCCCCGCAATAATCGTCTGAAACTTTTTAAAAGCGTTGTCCTCTTCGGATTTGTATTTATATCTAATGGGGGCGGTTAGTTTCTCAAAAAAATCATGGGCAAGATGTTTTCCCCACATTTGCGTCCATAGCCGATAAAACACGTTTTCGACGGGTTCAGCGCCAGTTATAACCGCATTGACCGCTGCGGCCAATACCGCTTTTTCATGAATGCTCATTTCATCGACAATGCGGCGCAACTGGTAATAATTATAAGGCGAATATTTACCGCGAAGAAAATCGATATATCCGAAACTATCTTTACGGCGAATCATAAGGAAATGGGGGGTTGCTTCTGCACCCCCCGCCCCCGCCGATTTCATCGTATATGCTATAATACCAAAACTATTGATGGGCAAATTACATTGTTGAAATAAATGTCCCATTTTACCACAGTTATTACAGATATTGCAATCCATCTTGTGCGGCCGTGTATTGTCATGGCATAATATCTTTAGACGATATTGTCGCATAGAAAAATCTCCACATATGTACATAGACGGCGTTAGACGCCGGCAACAAAAGGAGTGAGGTAAATGTCGGGACATATGGCGATGGGAAGGCGTACGACATCGAAAAAGTCGATATGCCATGATTCCCCTGGGGTCATTTGTCGGTATGCGAGGAGTTCGTATTGTAGTGTGTGGGTGGAAGTATCGCGGCGATAAAGGGCTGCTACGATCATTGATGCTGTTTTATGATATACTTTAGGAGAATTTGACACGGCGACCACTAAAGGATAGGGAGCGGGGCCATAGATGGCGATAAAGACATCGTGTGTGTTTGTCGGGGGTGCCGATGTTGTAATAGCAATAGCGGACATTGGGATGTTGGTTTAGCATATACCGAATTATTTGTGGTTTATTCAATTTTTTATCGTGCGGGGGGGGGGGAGCGCTGTGACCAATGAAATACTATATAAAAGTATAACAATGGATGAGATACCGCGGGGCATTCCGGGATATGATGGACAGCGAGAGCCAGTATATTTGCCAAAAGTATGGGGGCCGCATTACTGGTTTTTTTTAAACACTATTGCGCTGACTTATCCCAAATGGCCAAATGCGACAACAAAGAAGCAATATTACACCTTTTTCAGGACATTTAGCTTATTTATTCCAGTTGCCGAAATTGCAAAAGAGTTTGATGCGCTGCTTATAAAGTATCCGATTGTGCCATATTTGGATGACCGACGTGCCTTGGTAAAGTGGGTGCATTTTATTCATAATCAGATAAATCGGAAATTGGAACGTCCGGAGATATCATTGCGCGAGTTTTTAGCGCGCTATTATTATCAATATGTGCCCGAAGTGGAGAAAACCCGTGCGCGATATAGTGTATGGCAAAAGGTGGGTGCGGGCGTCTTTGTGGTTGCATGTGTGATTTTAGCATGGGTGTTTTTAGGAAAAAATTGAATAATATTGTTGTTTTTAATCTAGGTGGCATATAAAACACATCTGCCGTTAAAATGACTACTGCACCCCCAAAATATCATCGCACATACTTTCAAAGTGTGTGGCCATTGACCGCTGCAGAACATGCGGCGCTGGATAATTTAGAAGCAACCGATGACGACTATTTAAAATTCGCATATACAATGCGAATGTTAGACATTGTTGTAACAGACCGACCGGAGAGATACCGGTATTATCTGGATGAAGACCTTTATCAATGTATTCAGGCAACAAAAGCCGCCGGGGGTTTAAAAGGATGGACTATGCCCGCCATATGTAATGAGCCGACCCTTATTGAAAGACGGCGACAATTATTAGCCCATATTTGCGAACAATATCAGCGGGCACGACCTATTGCAACCAAAAAAGCCGGAGGTGGATGTGTGCAATCGTGATCGAAAACCCCAAGGTAATGTATATGAACACACAAGCCCTTTATGGTGGAAATGTGATAGGTTCGGGAGGTTTTGGTTGTGTATTTGCGCCCCCGCTAAGGTGCGCATCTTCATCGGGGGCGTCAACCCCGCGACCAAACACCATTAGCAAGCTAATGATACGCAAAAATGCGCTCGAAGAATATGGGATTATTAAGGACATTCGACGTCAGATAGTGAAAATCCCCAATCATGAACGCTATTTTTTATTGGACAACATAAACATGTGTCGTCCCGCACAGCTTTCGGACATTGAGCTCGCACAATACTCGCGCAAATGCCATATGCTTGAGAAACATGGGGTAACTGCGAAAAACATGAATGAGAACCTCAATTCGCTTATGTTAATAAACATGCCACGCGGTGGCGTAACAATGGAGAAATACATTGAGACAAATGCTGAAAGTATAAACCATGATTTTGTGATAATTAACGACAATCTGATAAAGCTGTATTTGAACGGTATTATGAAAATGAATCGGTTGGGGATTTATCATTGTGACATAAAGGGATCAAATCTGTTAATTGATGATAAGTTAGTTCCAAGGTTGATTGATTGGGGGTTATCAAACCATGGGGATACACGCGACCTTGAATCATGGCGGCATTATTCTGTGCAGTTTAATACGCCTTTTACATCAGTCCTTTTTGGTGCACATTTTGAAAAATGGTTGGCGGGGGGCGAAGGGGTGCTGGCGGGGGGCGAAGGGGTGCTGGCGGGGGGGGGCGAAGGGCAAAGTAACCTTGCCAGTTTTGTAACAGGCTATATGGGAAAACAGCGACATATGTCGGTGATTACAAATATCATGTTTATGTTGTTTATGGAAGATATACCGGCTGCGGTTAAAAGCACGCGGGCACAAAAGGACTGGATATATGATAATGTGACAGTGCCGATGATTACCAATTATTTAAAGCATGTTATTGAACATTTCGATATTATTGTGGGTGGAAAAATAAATTATGTGGGGCTCAAAAGGTATTTGGATGTGGTGTATATACATTTAGTAGATACATGGGGCTTTGTTATGATATATTTGGGCGAACTTGAAATACTTTATCAGAATGTGGGAAATTTAACCGGTGCCGAAATGCGTCTATATAATGCTATACGCGCCATATTTATAAAATACTTGTATACCGCCCATATGCGCGCCCCTAATAGTAGCGAATTGGTTGCAGATTTACGGCGACTAAATGCGGGATTTAAAGCCACCAATTACAATCTATATACTCATACCACTTTAGCAAAATACACAACTTATCGGCGACAGAAAAATGCAACCCGACTACAAATTAGTATGTAGGGGTGCATGTGATGCACATGGCGCATGTGGCGCATATAGCGCCACCTAATCATCATAGATATTGCAATCTTCACAATCGCAACATGCTCCCATATCACACCACACACAGTATTTAAAGGTTACGTCATCCAGACTGTTGGTTATACACCAGCACCACATATCCCACCATCGATTAGTGTGAACAGGGGGTGCTGGGGCAGGGATAGGGGTAGTGGTGCGTATCATTGGTGTTATTGAAGGTGGTGGATGATTCATTATTTAGATTGTTTTATTGATTTTAGAATAAACCAATTATCAATTTTTTTGAAGACCATATAATATAAGATGAAATTTGAGGTAATATTAGCCTTAGTAATAGGTGCGTTTATATATGACGCCTATTATTGTGGAGGCAAATACATGCGATGGATTCAGTCCCTTCGCAGATACTATAAAACTGCTATGTATATTGGCGGTGCGATTTTCATTTATATGATTATGAAATCGGGAGATAGGCGATCGCAAGATGTGTTTTTCCATGGATTTAATTTTCTCAAGGCACTACCTTTAGAGCGTTCTTATGTAAATGGGCTATCTCCCATTTTTGATATGACAGGGGGCGGCAACACCGCCCAAGATGATGGTTTTATGTCTGAAATTAATGATTCGGGAGTGACTCGCATTAATCCCCTTTTTCCAGCTAAGGTGCCACGGCGTGGCATGTTACCAACAAAACGGTCAGTAAGTGAGGCCAAAAAGCGTTATGTGGCTGCATCGCAAAACTGGCAATGCGCCAACTGTCAGCAGCTGCTGAACCACACTTTTGAAGTGGACCACATTACACGGCTCGAATTTGGCGGGTCTAATGATGTTGGCAACCTTTCTGCGCTGTGCCGAAATTGTCATGGGATAAAAACTGCACGCGAAAACATTGAAAAAAGCGATCTTTAGGGGGTGCTTGGGGGGTCGCTTAGGGGTATTATAAAGTAAAGCGGGTCATGTATGTTTAATTATAAAACATGAAACATTGTAGATGTGCAATACATACTTTAGGAATTTGATGGGGTTCCTCGCCCTGACGGGCTCCTCATAACGCTCACAAGGGACACATGGCTCGCCCGCGGGGCGGGCAAAAGAATATAAAGCTAATTTTCATGGCTGCGAGCCATGCGAGCCTAGCGAGCCTAGCGAGCCTAGCGAGCGTTATGACGAGCCCGGTAGAGCGAGGAACCCATAAAGTAGGTCAGGTCATGTATGTTTGATTTTCTAAATTAAACATACCAAGCAATACAATACATGACTTTAGGAGTCCCTCGTGACCAACGCACACACCAAGCAAAAGCACAAGGCTAAATTACAATAATACTCAAAGCAATGTTTTTGTTTGATAAGGAGTTTGAGAGGAAATTTAACGCAGAATTTAGCCGATTACACCCCCATTTATCACAAGCCGAGTGTTACGGAGTGTCATTTAAATGTGCATCAGGTGGCAATTGTGAGCCTCGACCCTCACACCAAAGGCCTGCGTCGGCCATTGTGCGATTGCCCCTGAAGGGGCAATCTCACGATGGCCTAGCGACTCAAGGTTCAGGCCTTGGCGCGAGGGAAGAGGATGAGGGTGCTTCGCGCGCTAGGACTGTGAAATCGAGCCAAGGGCTCGATTTCACATGTCCGACGCAGAGACCACGCTTGCATGAGGATCGACGTGAAATAGCTGCTGAGTTGCGACATATGGAGTATCTAAGTTATCGAATGGCGCCTTTATGGTCTGGATGGAATGATGCGACAGATGCGGAAACCCGCCTATTATATTTATTCCGGTTGGCATACATGTTCACCGAAGGATTGTGGTGTGTATCGGGGGCTGGGCAAATAATAGAATGGGGTGGATGTGGGATTATTCTGGCTGACTTAGAAAGTATGTGCGATGATGTTGTGCGTGAAATAAATTGGCTGTTAAATGAACATCGCACCGACATCCGGCTTTTGAAACTGAATGAACAGGAAGCGCAAAAGTTAGCCGGGGTTCAATATACATGGCAATATCAACATTGGGTTGATATCGAAGATGACCATAGATAATGTTCAAAAATAAAAAAAAAAATTTGAATTAATTGTTTGGCGAACAGTCAAACAATTAACCTACTTACCTATTTTGCAACATGTCACTTTCTAGAGCTACTAGTTTATCCCTGACCCACATTCAAAACTGCCCTTTAGATTGCCCTGTGATGAAACTGCCTATGTTTGTATGGGGACTCACAATTATGTCATCTGCATCATTTGTATCAATATATTATCTTATGTCTAATTATACAAACCAAGATATATGCGATACACTTAATATAAACTATTATCCAACTTATTATCGTGTAATGCCAAAAATATATTGGTATATTTTCACTGTAGCAATCCCACGCTCAATGTGGGAAGGCGTTAAAGCTGGTGCATATGCTGCGGTTTATCCCGGTATTTGGATGTATCATACTGCCCGTCGCATGATTGCAAAATAAAAAAATTGATATATTATTTATTTTTTCTAATAAATAATAAACAAACTTCTGCTACCCCCCCTCTCCCACAACATAAACTAACAAAGATGATTGACGCGTTTATTAATTGGGTAGGTAGTTCATCAAAACAACAGCCAAAACCGGCGCGCGAAACCTTTTGCGAAATCCTCCATATCGTCGCACCAGACCCGGCGATCACCCCTAACATTACCGAAGCCACAATTGGCGATGCATTAATCCCTTATAAAACCGATTATGCAGAACTCATCGATATGCGCGATAAACTGCAGGTATTACAAAAACAATGCCTGGATAACGTATTTAACTTAGACACGCGTTTTATTGAAGACAGCGAACAAGGCGCCGATGCCATTTGCAATGACGAACCAGCGCCCCCAGCACAAAATGTCGACCTAAACATCGTATTCCTATGTCATAATACACGCACTCTTATCAATCGCTTATTAGTAAATATTGAAAATAATGATGCTTTGCTACAATAGGCAATGCATCATTTTCTTATTATGCTCCAAGACGATTTAAAAAGATTTGGCCGGGTGTCACTGCATTTCTACGTGGCGGTGCCGCTTGGGACTGTGCCTGTGCGGCAATCTGGCGAAACATTGCGCTTTTATCCAAAGCCAACATTACGCGGTCATAATTGGTTTGCCGACCTTCAATGTCGCTATAATCGGCACGTTGCGTTACTGTCAGGGGTGTAATAAGGAACCATTGATCTCGCCCTTGTAATTCGAACCACCATTTATCGATACTATACTTAAGCTGACACGCCGTGTATTGTAACCCTTGGCGACAATCGGGGTCGGCCATAAGCTGACGGATACCTTCGCGGTAATTATCAATCAGGGTGTCGTAATAGTGGGACATCACAAGGTAACCGGTAGTTGTCTGGCATTTGGCCACCTTAGCGCAAAAAGGATGGCGTTGTACCACCGGTGCAACATTATTACCGGCTAGCAAACAGACGTCGAACCTGGCATCACCGCCGTCACCGCCATCACCCCTTCGCCCGCCGCCATCACCCCTTCGCCCGCCGCCATCACCCCTTCGCCCGCCGCCATCACCCCTTCGCCCGCCGCCATATTCCTCCAAAAACAGATTCATATTGGTGACAAAAGCCTCTGGGTCAGTAAAAAGGATATCATCTTCGACAATAAGACAATGCGGCCATCCATTCTTTCGCGCCATCTCAAGACATCGCAGATGACTCATAGAACAACCGATAGACCCTGACCCCGGCTTTTTTGGTAAGCAAACGGCATTAAAACGCTTGATGCGGTCGATACTGAGACCCACTTTAGGGAGTTCGGCCTCTATTGCAGTGCGCCTATCCGGACGCGATTCCAAATTAATGTAAAACCCATACCGAATATCGGCAATAGACTTTAGTGGTTCGAGGGCAGTGGACATATGTATGTGGTATGTTAAAAAGCCTTTAGGGGGTTTTGCGTCTTCGACGTTTAGTTATACATTTTTTTTGTTTAGTGCAGCGACATTGTTTAGTGCGGTGACGCCTACGCCCACCTATGGCGGATTTTTTTGCAGCTGACATAGGATTGAACCCATGTTTTTGAAAATTTTTTAGCTTACTAAGATGCCAATCTATATTAGTCATTGTTTCTTTCACTGCCGGTATAGTATTAAGATTTGCCCGTTGTTCTATAGCATCTGACAACACTTGAAGCCCTAACATCATACCGGGGGCAAATAATGTTTCAACATATTCGCGATGCCTATGTAAAATTTTATAATATGTTTCAAACATTGCAATTGCGCTTTTACCGCATCCACTTAATGTTGCACACCCCCAACCGTTAAAATTATTTGTTGCCGATAAAGGAATTGATTGATTTAATAAATATATGTCATCGATTTTAATACGATAATCTTTAGTCGTATTAGTTCCAGTGTAATTATACATTTTTGTAACATATAATGTAAACAAATCAGTATCATTTGCATATGCATTTAATTTATCAAATGCAGGATAATGTTCAAACTCTGAACCGTCCCAAAATCCCTTTTCAGAAAAATAAACCGGCGACAGTATATTTACATCATGTGTTGTAAACACATTTGTTGTTTGGTCAATGGCCGTGCTATTATGCAAATAATTAATAGAATTCATATCAAATATACATAGTGTATCAGATGCCGTATTATAAAGTATATTAAAGGCATGTCCGCCTAATCCAGTGACCCAGCTTCCTACAAATGTTATAATAAGCGGGCTTTTAGAGACATCTAATGTTGTGTTGTGTGCCAAATTTGACAAATGTAGCTTATTTTTAATAGTTGATATATAATGATCATAATGTGCATTTTGTGCTGGAATATTTGGCACAAATGCGTCTTTAATAAGCGTCATATAACTATTTTTATTCATATAACTTGTTGTATTTGAATGCGTCGCCGGTTCATCATTTTCATAAATTTGTATTAATCCGGAATATACCCGTTTAGCATGACTTCGTATACCTTCAAATGACAATGCCCTAATTAAATCAAAATATGCGCCATGAACAACGAATGAGGGACGGGTCGATTTTGGAAATGTAAATGCAGTTAATGCTTGCATAACATCATAATTGTTTGTAAGTATATTTTCATATACATCTTCTATTACATCTGGCATATTACTATACGATACTGCATTAAATACACATGACCCATAAAGATTTTGCATGGGTAGCAGAAGTGGCAAAAGCATTTGCATGTATGTGTCTGCCGATATTGCCTCCGGTGCAGTTTGATTGTATACTTTAAAATCTATTTCGACGCGTTTAAAAAAGGAATCGCGCAAATCAATTGTAATCGATTGTACTTGTGCCAATATCATAATTGCAAACATGACAATATACATCATGCAATGGGGTGTCCCTCCCGCGATACCGCCTCCACTCACCCGGCCATAAGCCGGATGCATCTTATTTTTAACCTGATATTGTGCTACATAATTTAAATATGCTTCATAAAACCCCGACGCTTTATAAACTGCAATAAGTTCCTTTAAAAAGATACAATCAACCCCCTTGGCATCAGAACAATCGACACCGCGCTCATACTCAAAAAGGATACTAAAAAGGTAGTGCATCATTGCAATATTTCGCGATGTCCGTTTATCGGCGTCGCGCGGGTGTATACCCCGCTCATTTAGCACATCAAAATAGGCAGCCATCATAGCTGTATATACTTTCATAGTTTTCATCAAAATAGCATAATTAGACATAATATTGACGGCCAACCAAGGGTTTTGTAACGCCCCATAATATAGTTTTTCGTCTTGTTCATCCACCGTAGTCATATATTTACTGCCGACTATTCCCATTAACTGGGGGGCTGGCGCCCCCCACACACCAAATAAAATCTCCGGTAATATACATACGACGCCGATGCCCCTACGCAGGCTGGGAACTTTAGGAGATGGGGGATATGTAGTATGGGTTTGGGATGACGATAGGGGTAAGTGCCCATGTGATTTGTATATTAGTGCGGGGGTTGGTACGGAGGAATCTTTTACGTGGGATTTTTTAACATTGGCGGGGTTGCCCCCACCTTTTGAGGCATGGGCGTTTGATGGTACAGTGGCGGCATTTCCGCCCCAGTATATTCCCAAAGGTTGGCGGGTATATTTCGTCAGACGCAATATTGACCCTGAGATGACCGCCTATACGGCAAATTTGCATCGGCTTATTGCCGCACATAGTAACATCTTTTTAAAGATGGATATTGAAGGAAGCGAATATGCTTGGTTGGCGGGGCTCACCGATGAGCAAATGGGACGGTTTTGTCAAATTGTGGTCGAGTTTCACGATATTAACGGGGCGGGCGGGGGTGGGACAAAGGAACTTTTTACCGCGGTATGGGAAAAAGTTCAGAGGACACATTGGGTTGCACATATACATGGGAATAATTATGGAGGCACGGGGGATGATGGTCGCCCCAATGTAATTGAAGTCACCTTTGTAAGACAGGATGTGCGCGCGGGCATGTTTGTTGCCGAAAAAGACATTGTTATTGCGCCGATTGCTGGGCTTGATTGGCCAAATCGGTGCGGATGGCCGGACATTGCGTGGCAACCACTGCGGTCTCTCAGCAAAGCCCGGCAACTTACCTCCGACGACGTATAGTACGGCGCATGCGCCGTTTGTGACAACGCCTGCGACTTTTCCCCCTATCCCCGCACCTTCCGCCTTTTGCGGCAGAGGTCTGTTTCCCGCGTGATTTGCGCATTTGTGCAATATCATAATCGACCTTTTGAGCAACATTCGTGACTTTTTCAACATAAGGAATATCCGGTGCCAGCACACTACTATAAAGGTTTGCTCCGCGCGTTTCTTTATCGGTAGGAGTATGTGACATATATCGCGTGACACCTTTTGTTAGTAGTGAACCCCATTTCGCGGTTTTGGCGTCTATTAAATAGTCTACCGCATTAATAGTATGTATAAATTGCTTATTGGCATGAAGTAATTCGGAATATGCGCTCATAAGCTCGATTGCACTTTCGCCACATGTATCTAATGTAGCACATCCCCATCCATGAACATTATTTGCCACAATATCGCTCATTTCATCAGTATCTTTGGCCACATACATATTTTCAATAAATACCGCCGGTGGCGAGGCATCCGCCGCATGTGGAATATTGGCCATATCCATATATTCGCTAAAAATTTCCCCCTCGCCGACATATATGTTTATGTTTTTAAAATTGGGATTGTTTTTAAATGTGGATCCTTCCCAAAACCCCTCTTCTGCAATAAAAATGGGGATAAAAGGTAGCAACGGTTCTACCCTAGCAACGCGTTTTACCAGCTCTACAAACTGTTTTAGCCTATTTTTTGTTATTTCCGGTTCATATTCAATAAAAAACTTGCCGACGGAGATTTTATTTGTAGCATCACGCGCAGCCTTTATGATTTTATCTAACACATTTAAATCGAATATGCAAAACCGCCCATTTTGGGTATTATAAAGCAGATTAAATGCTTGGTCATGTATGTATGCCACAAAGGTTATTATGAGTGCATCGCGTTTAAAATCGATGGTCGTCGTTGCTGCACTTAGCTCTGCCAAATGTAGTTTGTCTCTGAGTCCCCCGATGTATGCGCGATACCTGCGGTAATTTGCTTCTTGAGCACCAGTAATCATATTGGGCAACATTTGTTTCATATACATCGTCACATAATTAGTATAATATGATTGGTAACTTGTTTGATGCGGCTGCTGCGCACCCACATCATCAGCAGGCATTTCATAGATTTGCACAAGGTGAGTATACACATCATGCGCATGGTCGCGCATATGATCTACATCCATATATGGGGTAGTCGGAATACCGCCCGACAATTTTAATCCCTGTAATAAAATAAACTCGCCTGGTTTATCATAACCCACTTTTTTTACTGCCAATCCAACAACCCCGTTTAATATTTGGCGGGTGTAATATTCTGGACGAATGATGTTTGCGTTTATTTCACGGATTGTCTCGGGAGTGTTACCAAACAAAAGGGTTTGAAAGGTGGATGACCCAAACCGGTTGTTCATTGAAAATAGTTTAGTAAGCCCCAGGCGCGCAATTAGTTCTTTAGATGGTTTATTACGATATACACGCAGTTCTTCATTAAGATGGGCACTATATTCGTCTAATCTATCAATAAAAATGGGCTCGACTTCTAACAATGAAAATATGGCAAAGGCGATGATATACATAAAACATCTAAGTGACCATGCTCCGCCTTGTTGTTTTATTGAAACAATTTGTTGTTGTGCTGAATATTTTAAATATGCAGGGTAAACCCCGGTTTCTTTATATACCGCAATTAGTGCCTTTAAACACGCACAGTCGATTGACCGCGGGTCACTACAATCAATGCGTTGTTCATAATAAAAAATTATACTAAAAAGGTAGTGTAATTCAGCTATTGCGGCAGCTGTATGGGAAATACCATTATTAGCATTTAATGTTGTCAAATAAATCTGTAATAAGTTGGCACATGTGCCAATTGTTTGTTGTACCGTGGCATAATTATAGGCAAGGTTTAGCCCTAAAAAGGGATTATTTAGTGCCTCTTGATACACCTTTTCATCAATGTCCATATATTATACTAGCATTTCATTTATGGAATAGACAATAGATAGAATATACATATGCCAATTCCGCATGTGGTTTATCAAACATGGCGTTATGCGACGCTCCCCCCAAAGGTAGCAGGGCTAACTGCATATATGCAGCGCATGATGCCCTCTTTTGAATTCCGGCTTTATGATGATGCTGCAGTTGAGGCATTTATTCGCAATTATTCAGAAGATGCCGATGATAATGACATTTTATGGGCGACATACTGCAAATTAACAATTGGGGCTGCAAAGGCAGATTTTTGGAGATATTTGGTACTTTATAAAATGGGCGGCGTGTATCTTGATGTCGATGCAATCATTATACAACCTTTAGATGAATTATTACGCGGAGTGGCATGCCACCCCGCATCCACCCCGCACCCACAAGGTATTATTACCCGTGAGACAAATGACGGGATATTTAACAATTGGATTTTAGCATTTGAACCGGGGCACCCCTTTATGGGTGCAATGATTAATTATTGTTGCGCGGCGGTCGGTTCGGTTGCTGCAGTGACGGCCGACAATGTATTATGGACAACCGGTCCTTTAGCATTATCGGCGGTGTTGGCGCATGTATATGAAGAGGGGTATAATACATATGATGACATTGGAGATATTAAGGTTGTAGGAGCGGGCGCATGTGTGCCAGCGATGATGTTATACCATATGACGGATGCCGAGTTTGCCGAAAAAGGTGGGCGCGATATTGGCCTGAGTTGTTATAAAACTGACATGGGTGAATACGCGCGCGCTAAACATCGATTTGCGGCGGCACTTTATAATGCCGAAGTGACCCCTTATTGGCGCACATGTATAAAATAGTATCAAAGTTAATATATATATGAAGGTGGTTGAATATATTAAGTCGGTCACAGGATATGGGCGATTGGTGCGACGCATTGGGGCTAGAAATGCCCTTTATGTGACTACTTCGGCAGTTTTGATAATTTTTACTAGCGTGTATATTTATAAAATGTTTGGTGGCGGATTCGAAGGATTTACTGATGCATCGACGGATGGGAAAAAGCAGGCCGAATTGATGCTTTTTTATGCCGATTGGTGCCCGGCTTGTAAGGCATTTAAGCCAGCATGGCATGAGACGAAAGAAGCGGCTGACCAAAAAACCATTGGGGGTTATCATGTGATTTTTACTGATGTTAATTGCAGTAATAAGGATGATAGTGCCGTCACTCAAAAGTGTAAGCAGTTTGGGGTATCGGGATATCCGACCGTCGTGCTTTTGAAGGATGGACAAAAAACTACATTTAGCGGAAAACGCACAAAGGAGGGGCTTATGTCATTCCTTCAGGCGAATTTGTCATAGGTGGGGGTCAGTGACCCCCGCTTATGATGAATGAGCCGGTGGCCGAATTTGTGTTCTCTAAAGAGTCTTGTATGTATTGTGATACTTCATAATACACGCTACTTTATAATATTATATTGGATTTATGGGGTTCCTTGCCCTTGCGGGCTTCGTCATAACGCTCCCTTGGGGCTATGCCCCGCCACTCGCTCCCATGAAAAGAACATAAAGCTAATTTTCATGGGAGCGAGTGGAATGTGCGCAGCACATGGGCGTCACTCCATAAATCCCCATCATGTATTACAATGCTCCAAAAAGACCATCGCTGATGATGTGGTTTATGATTCCCACAATAAAAATATCTACAATCGACTGATTAACTTTATTAGACCTCACAATACATATTTATAATCCCTGGTAAAATGCGTAAATTATGCCAATTTAGACATGAATGAAAAATATGTATTACGATGCTCCAAAAAGACCATCGCCGATGATGTGGTTTATGATTCCCACAATAAAAATATCTACAATCGACTGATTAACTTTATTAGACTACACTATACATGCCCCCAAATCCTTTAGAAAACCTGCAAAAAAAATAAAAATTGATTAAAAATCCCACTCATAGTAAAAACATAAACACCCATAAAAATGACCGATATTGTGCAAAAATTGCGCGATTATACCCCATTAAAACTAAAGCAGGGACAACGCGATGCAATATACAAAAACATCAGCGGCCGCCAATACCTTTTCGATATAATTATGATACAACATGCCGATATCCCCCATGACCTTATAGAAACAGTTGCTGAACAATTGGAAAATGAAAAAGAACTATTTGCCAATTTTTACAAGGTCAAATACATGGAGCCGTGTGGTATAAAATCCCTTGCTTGTGCTGAAAAAACCGCCAATGAACTACTTGTCGAGTTTCGCGGGGGTGGCAGCGAATAATGTAAAAAAATGATATAATATGCAGTTTTTTCTTATCATGCAACCTTCTCCCTATATTGCATAACCTAAAAATGTCATCATATAACAAGATTTTTCAGAGTTTAATAAATGAGTGTTTTATCAATATAACATGGACGCGTCCTGAATGCGATATAATAAGTTTTGCTAATAGAAATTATGGCGGCTACGATGTTGGACGATTTGAGCGCTTGCGTATGTTTATTTTGGCCCATAAATACCCTAAAAGGGTAATCGCTGTTATTTTGGATTTATCCGAAACCTTTACATGTACTGAAAAAGGGCTCATGTATGATAGTGCCCTTATTAATGAGATCTATGATGACTTAAATGATGGACGTTTATATCACCATTACAAATTACAGCAATACTTCTTTGTGTAGGAAAAAATTGAAACACGCACTGTTCCAATTTTTTAATGACAATCCTCAACAATGTCAAATAATATACTGGCAATTCTTTCAAAAATAAAGGCAGAAACATCGCGCTCCATGAAATGGGAGTATAACAAAGCGATTGCTGCATTTGAACCGGAGTTTTTGATTAGTGTTGAAAACGAGAAAACCCTTATAGAAATGGCGACATCGGCCGCGCACCTTAAAGAACTGCAAAAGGTTTGGCCGTTATATGTGGCGAATCCGGATTTTCCTAGCAGATCGGCGGAACAGCAGCCCCGCGGAACTCTTCAATGAGCCGGTCAATGTCCATAATAGCCGGGGCTGGTGCGGCTGACCGTTTTACTTTGCCACCTCCGCCAGCTGCGGCCGCTTGTGCAGCACGAGCCCGGATTTTTCTTATTGCCACATCATCGATTTCAAACTGTGCAAATTCGGGGCGCACTAATTGTGCATCTGGGGTATGCGCATGCGCCGTGCGCACAATCATTTTGTATAATTTAAAATCAGGGTAACGCTCTACACCACTCGACTTAAAAAGCACGTTTTTTCCGCGGTCATCTAAACACCATTCGGCAATCAACCGTTTAACCGGATTAGTACATTGTTCAATGGTTTCTGCATTACAAATATGGTCATCTTCCTCAGTCAACACAAAGTCAAAAAGGGTGGTCGCAAGGCGGGTTAAGTCAAACCCATAATTTGGGTCAATACGGGGCTTATCTGGTATATAATAAGGTTCGGTGTTATAAAGGGTTTCGGCAAATCCTTCGCGGGCATATTCATTACTACAATAGCGCTGGTGATTAAACGTGTATATCGCGCGGCCAAAATCGATAATTTTATAAATACGGCCGTATGTTGGGACGCGATAATGTTTTCCCTCATAGGTATAATAAAGATATGACTGGTCAGTTGGAATATACATGACGTTATTTGTATGTAGGTCATTATGGGTAAATTCAAAACAGTGCTGGTAGGTTATAAGGGTCATGATAATTTGCATAAGCATTGCGAACCATTGGGTTTGTTCTTGTGGAGTCTCATATTTAATTGTTTCGTCAAACACGGTCGATTCTAGGGTGTCTTCGAATGCCTCCATGCATATCATTTGAACCGGATATGACGGAATTGTGATATAAATGTCTTCAAAAGACATGTCAGTGTCGGTTTCTGATGGTTGGCTCTGGGAGTCTTCGTCGACCACTACTTCCGCTTCCGCATCCGCTTTCTCATCGGTTTCTTCTGTAGGTGCAGCAGCAGCAGCAGCAGCGTCCTCGCCGGATTCAATGTCATCTCCAAAGTCGCTAAACACATCGCCTAATGCGATCACCGTATCGTCGATTGGCACCAGTTGGTCGTGAAAAAGGTAGTCAAATTCGTCCATAGTGTATAAAACCCCATTATACTTGCGAAATTTTTTATTTTCATAAAGATCATCAAAGTCGGTTGTAATATTATATTTGAAATTGCGCTTGTTTCCCACAAAACTGCCATAATACTCAACGCCATTGACGAATCCTTTTGAATGCAAAAGGCCGGATAGATAGACGAAAAAGTTGTCTGTGTATGCGACATGGTTTTTATCATGGGATGCGAGGGCGACAGGTGAAGTGGCCGGAGACTCAAAAGTAGGAAGGGCCATTTTGTGCGGTTCGCCAATGAATTTACCACATGCGTAATCAATCACATTGACAAGAGGGACAAATTTTGCAAAAATTTCCTTGCGTATGGTTTTTTGTTTTTCCGCTTTTGCACAAGTCAGCGCGCATTCAATAAAGTTATCTTCCATTGGATCGGGGCCTAAAGAACTTTCGTCGTCGCCTTCGGCTGATGCCTCCGATGGTGGTGGTGCAGGATACACGTCGGTAATGACCCACGGGTTGTCTAAAGTAATTATGTTATAGTTGTCTTTATTTAGGGCAAAAAGCCTACAAAGTAGCGGATTGTAGTTTTGAGCATCGGCCAGGCCGCATATTTTGTCCAATTTTTCAAAAATGGCGCGGGTTTTACGCTTGTTATATCGGATTGGATATATGTGTGGGGTGGTGGCTGTCTGTTGCTGCATATTTTAAATAAAACACATTTATTCGACGGGGTTGAGCGCACCCTTATCCTTTATCCTAGTTTCTGTAAAATCTTAAAAACGCGCCCCGTTAAGGGGCGCGTTTTTTATTACAGAAACTAGTCTAAAGGCTATTTCCTCTACGGTCTATGACTCCTCAGGAACTTAGCCCGCGGGCTAAGTTCCTGAGGATAGACCTTATGACGCACTTAAAAAATCTTTGCTTAATCCATAATCAAAAAATGCTGTCAAAAAAGTTCAACATTAGTAAATTTAATATGGGTCGAATCAAGTTCAACCAAAACCAAAAGGAGGGTCCGACCATCGTCCTTATTGGAAAACGAAACACCGGCAAGTCCTTTTTAGTGCGCGATATATTGTATCATCACCGCGACATCCCAGTCGGGACGGTTATTTCGGGTACAGAAGAAGTCAACCCTTTTTACTCAAAAATGATGCCTAAACTATTCATTCACTACGAATACAGCACCTACTTTATTGAAAACGTCTTTAATCGGCAAAAGGCTATTTGCGGGCGTCATGATATGGAGACTGCCCGGTTCGGCCGTAGTCAAGTGGATCCGCGCACCTTTGTTATCCTGGACGATTGTTTGCATGATGCTAATACATGGAAGCGGGACAAGCTTATTAAGGCAATTTTCATGAACGGGCGACATTCTAAAATCATGTTGATGATTACCATGCAATATCCTTTAGGCATTGGGCCAGAGTTGCGCTGTAACATCGATTATGTATTCTTACTCCGCACAGCAGTTGTGAATGAGCGCCGAAAGTTGTATGAGTATTATGCCGGCATGTTCCCATCTTTCGAAGCTTTTTGTCAGATCATGGACAGTTGTACTGATAACTACGAATGTTTAGTGATTGACAACTCGGTTCAATCCAATAAGCTTGAGGATATGGTGTTTTGGTATAAGGCCGATTCGCATCCGGACTTTAAAATCGGCAGTCGCGAATTCTGGGAGATGAGTAAGCGGCTTACTGACGACGATGTGAGTGCCGAACAGGCGCTTACTACTACACGTATGCGGGCCAATACGCAGCGCATTAATGTACATAAACTGGGTTAGTGAGGGGCGTGTTAAATTTAATAATAAAAAGGTATTAAGCTATTTTATTATTACTCATATACAAATGGAGGCATTTAATATTCGTAAATTTGACATTAATAAGGTGCGCGGAAAAGTGGGGACTTATCCTACATGTGTATTTGTTGGAAAGCGCAATACCGGAAAAACAGGATATATTCAGGATATTTTATATCAACTGCGAGATTGTAATAAGGTCGATGTTTGTGTGCGCGAAGAGACTGATGTGGAACGTTATTCTCCAATGATTGCACAAGACAATGTTAAAGTCACATATAAGTCCGTAGGCGATTTTGTTACAAGACAAACTGCAGTTTGTGCAAGTGATGTTAGCGAAGAAGATAAACATGCCGTTTTAGTGTTAGATGATTGCATTGAATCGCATATATCTTTTAAATATGAGCCATTGCGCAATGTGTGCATAAATTCCAGACATTTAAAAACTAATTTAATTATTGCAATGCAACATCCAATAAAACTACAACTTGAAATGTGCCGTAATATAGATTATGTGTTTATTTGTCGCACGGCAGTTATTAATGAACGCCAAGCAATTTATAAACAATTTGCCGGGATGTTTCCAAGTTTTAGTTCGTTCTGTCAAGTTTTAGATGCATGCACTAATAATTATGAATGCCTTGTTATTGACCACCAAACATCATCGATGAATATTGAAGATATGATATTTTGGTATAGGGCAGCACCACATGAAGACTTTATTATGGGAAAAGATAGCCCTGCAAATTATCGCACTGTAATATTTAATCCAGAATATAATACTGAAGATGATTTAGAAAGTTTAGAAAGTGAAGGCGACAGTGAAGAAGGCACTGTAATATTTAATCCAGAATATAATACTGAAGATGATTTAGAAAGTTTAGAAAGTGAAGGCGACAGTGAAGAAGCTGTGGATGATGAAAATGCAGAAGTATAATATCTACTAGTCTGTGCGCAACTGGGTTAGGGGTTAGTGAGGGGCGCGTTAGAAATAATAAAATATAAGGATAGCCATATGATAATACATATCATATGACAACAGAAGCCCCAAGTAACACATCATGGTTGCGCCTAGTGCCGGCTTGGCTATCTTTTACAAATACGAGTAATAAAAGACAACGGTTGGATGAAGATGGAGATAATAGCAATGGCTTAACAACATTAGAACCGACAGGACTGGCAGAACCTCCTCAGCCGCGACACTATAGTATTCGAAAGTTTGATATCACAAAGATTCGCGGGGGCGCCGATGCACAAGGGGTAACATGCGTCCTTATTGGCAAACGCAATACTGGTAAAACCTGGCTCGTGCGCGATTTTTTATATCAAGTGCGCGATGCCGCGCATGCCGATGTTTTTGTGTCATATGAGGAAAAGGCATTCGAATATACGCAAACTATTCCGGCAGAGGGGGTGCATGTAGAGGGTGTAACTGCCAAAAATATTCAGGCTATCGTTAATAGACAAAATGCCAAAAAAGAACGCGCGGTGGTGGTTTTAGAAGACTGTTTTCATACGCATCATCAGTCGCGGATAATTTCCCCAATTGTCTGTAATGGTCGCCATTTAGCACTGTCTGCCTTCATCATTATGCATTACCCGCTATCTTTAGGGCGCACCGCTAAACGCAATGTTGATTATGTCTTTATTAGTCGCAACCCAATTGTAAATGAGCGCAGAGAATTATATAAGCAATATGGAGGTATGTTTCCAACATTTGAAAGCTTTTGCGGGGTCTTAGATGCATGTACTGATAACTATGAATGCCTTGTGATTGACAATGCCACTCGTTCGAATAATTTAGAGGATTTGGTATTTTGGTATAAGGCATCGCCACATGATGCTTTTGTAGTTGGCGGCGGTGATGCCGCGGATGATGTACACGTTTAATATGATACGAATAAAGTATTCTACTAAACCATAATGACTAAATACAATCTCCAGAAATTCAATATTAACAAAATAAAAACCGATCAGGGTGTAAAGACCATATTTATATATGGAAAACGGGCGACTGGCAAAACCCCGTTAATAAAGGATATTTTATGGAATTGGCGCGATTTAGAGACAAATGCGCTAGTATCAGATGAAACACATTGGGGGCCATGGATAAATACAGAATTTGATAAACATTTACCTGCATCAAATATACATCATATAGGGGCGGTAGAATGTTTGAATGTTGGGGATTGTATAAACCGCATACTTACACGCATACTTACACATAAACCGACTAATTCGGGAGTGGTAATATTTGACAATGTATTATATGATGATGATGCATGCACTGCAGCGCGGGCAATAATAAATAATAATCATGTATTAAATTTACATACTATTGTTTCAAATCAATGTGTAATGAGTTGTTTATTAAAAACAACCCCTGATTATGTATTTATTTATGGATATGCGGTTTTTAAAGAAAGAGAACGCCTATTTGAACAATATCGCTCGGTTTTTCCATCATTCGACGTATTTTGCAAAATATTGGACTCAATAACATCGGATATGGCTGCATACAACTGTCTAGTAATTGATAATACAGTAAAAAGCGATAAACTTGAAGATCGTGTGTATTGGTATAAAGCCGAGTTGCGCGAGCCATTTAAAGTTGGTCCGCCTGTCGACCCTAATGTCCGTTGTGTTGAAGTTTAGTAGGTGAATGCACCCAATGTGCGTTTAATATGATACAAATAAAGTATTTTACTAAACAATAATGAACCTTCAAAAATTCGATCTGCAAAAGTTGGTGTGTGTTAAGGGTGCTTTGCCTACATCAGTCATCATTGGAAAAAGGGCGGTGGGAAAATCATGGCTAGTGCGCGATATACTTTGGCATAACCGCGATATGCCGGTTGGCGCTGTGGTGTCTCCGACTGAACAGTTGGAAGAGTTTTATGGTAAATTTATGCCACATATGTTTATTCATAATGAGTATTCGAATGTGCTTAGTGAAAATATACTTAAACGACAGCAAGCGATAATAAGGCAAAGTGAAAAGGAAAACAATAGCCATATTGACCCTCGCATCTTTGTAGTGCTGGACTGTTGCTTGTATGACCAAGCAAAGCGCGATATGCCACTGCGTACAATGTTTATGAACGGCCGTTGTATGGCTATCAACCTTATAATTACCATGCAATATCCTTTGGGTATCGGACCCGAATTACGCAGCAATGTTGATTATGTGTTTTTGTTTGGCACATCTGTTATGAATGAAAAACACCGGATGTATCAGTATTATGCGGGGATGTTTCCATCATTCGAAGTTTTTTGCGAGACACTTGATCGGTATACACGCGATTATGGGTGCCTTGTTATTGATAATACAGTACATTCAGAAAATTGGGAGGATATGGTATTTTGGTATCGCGCTGAACCACGCAACGACTTTCGCATAGGAAGTGAGGTATATTGGGATCAGGCAGCGATGGATGTGATAACTACCGCTACTAAAGAGGTGGCAGATAATGGCGGTGCCCTAAAAAGAAAGGCGACAGATGCCGAAATAAGGGGCGACCTTAAAAAGATTAAGACATTGGCTGAAACTATAAAGGATGCTTTGGATAGGCTTTAGTTGATGAACATGATAATTTGGTGTAGATGTCCTCAAAAATCACCTGAATATACATATGCCGGCGAAGAGATTGACAAAGAAGGCCAAAAAGGGTATGGCGGATGCGTTTTGCAGATGCGTTAAAAAACTGGAGGGTGAGTTTGGGGGTCGGGGCATCGGGATATGTACGGCGTCAGTGTTTAATAGGCGGGGATATCGTCGTCGCGGGGCATTCACATGCAAACCAAGCCGGGTTGATTTTGTTCGCGCCCGGGGTCGCACAGCAAAAAAACGCCGCCATTAAAGGTCGGACATTTTTTTATTTTTTAGAAGGGTTTAGGTTTTTAAGGCCTTAAGGGCCTATAAGGATTCAACATATTGTGTCATAAAGTCATCAACATCGATAGTTGGGTCATTTTTCAATGCCGCTAGTCGGTCAGGATGCATTGCACGGCGCATATAGTGTTCCAAAAAGGGTTGGGTGACGTTGATTAGACGCGTGCGGGCTTGCACGCGTTCGCGTGAGTTAATCTCATTGACGTGGTTTACAATAACTTGGGCATAAGTTTCATCATCATAATCATCTGGATCTTCTGAATTTAATAGCGGATATTTTAATATTAATCCATTATTTCTTGATGTAATCTCAATTTCACATAAAGTTTCGGGTAAATCGGGCAATGTGGTTAATTGTGTGTCTTGGCAGTAAAGTGCTATTAGTCCAGAAGGAAGCTGTGCCGGTAATTTGGTAATTGGGGACTCAAATATTTCCAACTCTTTAAGTGATTTTGGCAATATATCAGGAAGTACTAAATTGGGGGCATTGTTGATGGAGATTTCACATAAGCCATCCGGCAATGTATTAGGTAAGGTTGTAAAATATGAACAATTACTTATAGTCAACCATTGTAAAGTTGCAGGTAATATATCAGGTAATGTGCCAATACTGTTATTGAAATTAATGTCTAAACGTGTTAATTTATACGGTAATGTGTGGGGGATGTGTGTAATGTCACTGCCTTCGCATGATATTATTTCAAGGTTTGGATATTTAACATAGGCGATATTTAACCCGTATTGTGTGTTAAATGTTTTTATAGTAGTATAACACTCCTCTTTTAATATATTATACAATTCAGTTAAAGATATTTTATAATAGTAAAGAGTTTCAAATATAATAATGCAAATGGGCGGCTGTGCCCAAAAAGGTAGGGCAAGGTAGTTAAATAATGTGATAATTAATGTTGCTGCAAGTGCATATATGAATATGACAATTAGAATACCTATTATATATTGTATAATACATGAGTTTTTCATTTCTTGATACTTTGTAGTTTTATGACATAATTATAAAAAAACGCATAATTATGTCAATTTTTTTAATTTATCAGTCGAACACGGCGCTAATCAACCCATGTCCCATATTTCAACAAATTATCCCCTAAAAAGTTAGGTTTCTGGCCATAAAGGGAGACGAGAGGTGTGCGCCAAAAGCCGATCCAAGGCGGACGTGGCGTGGCTTTTTTGCGCCCGCCACTGCCCCCCGTCATCGGTTCTAAAAACATCGGTTCATCTTGTCGTCCAGCGGGAACTTCGGCCAACAACAGATAATTGCCCAAAATAGTATCACTAGCTACGACTTGTTCAACTGAACATCTGGCAAACCATTCATAATTACGTCGCATGAGGATTTCATCGGCTGGAATATAGATGCCATATACCTTGCGCACATCGAGGTCGATATAATTGCGGCCCAAAAGGTTGTCGATAAGGATTGGCGCCCCCTCGGTGGCGGTTTTACGGCCAATTGACTCGGCGGGGATGATACGCACCCCCGCCCCCTTTTCGGCTTCGATTTTACACCAACGTGAGAAATTGCCCAAAAAGTCTGATTGTGCGGTGAAATCCTGGCCACTAATGCGTGTAACATATTCGCAAAACTCGCCCAGTTTTGGATTTCCCTTTTCTGCTCCGAAAAAGGTGATATCGGGGGCGAATTCGCGATGAGTGGAATTAATATTGCGCGACACATTTTCACATACAAACATAGAACCCCCGGCAGTGCCTTCAGCATACATGGGTGCTAAGTCGCGCATACAGAGAAACGAGATGGGACAGACCATACCGCCATATGTATGTACCAGCCGAGCGATAGCGAGGGTGCGCATGTGTCCTGAAATTGGAGCACTAAGTGCATCCATATTAACGCGCCAATTCGGCAACAGTTTTGGGATACTCGTGTCATCAATCATGCAAATTGTAAATGAGCGGTCGCATTTTGCAATAATTGACTTAACCGTGAGATAAAGGTATGGCTGATTGAGTTGGAATGATGAACGCGAACCCCAACTTTCCCAATTGCGGGCATTATAATCATATGGCACATAAATCCAAAGGATTGGGCGCGGGGCATGACCTAAATCATCGGGTGTCATTGACAGATATTTTTTCATAGTCTTATAAGGGTCTTGGGCAAACTCGGCTAAATGGCCAGTGTAAGCATATTGTTTGTATAACAATATGGCGCTTACAAACAACACGAATATTGCAAAAGCGTTTATGATACTCATCACTTATATATATTATGGGATTTTATCCTCAATCACATAATAAGGTCTATAGCTTATGTTACAACACCAATTTCATTGCATCGAATGTATCGGCATATTTAAACTTTGACTTGCTTGTAAGTCCGCGCTGAACCTTAATCGAGCATTTTGTTAAAAACCCGATAAATCCGACCAAATTATATTCTGCGCCGGCGCCCGCCTCATCTACAAAGACAGCGACATCACGCAACTCAGATGATTGCCATGCTCCCATTACATCACGGTCGGTGCAAATAATAAAAGCGTGCTCACAAAGGTCGTCAAGCCATGCCTTAGCGGTTTCGTCATAAAGTTTGTCGGCTGTTGCCCGCAACACCGCACGCACAACGTCAAATACATCGGAATAAGGAATGGTCCCGGTATGTGCCAAATTAACCATAAATTCGGTTGTGGCCTTACGACGGGCAATTTCGACATTCATTTCACAAAAGCGGTCGTAATTCTCATTTGGGGTGACATAAACAAGAGGAACAGCAATGGCGGCTTTAAAGGTGGCGATGAATTCGTCGAGTGCTGGGCGAAAAAGGGGGGTAAGTCGCGGTTCGGCTAAAATGGCGGCATAAAGTCGCGCATACATCTTGATGTAGAACTGGTTACTAAGCGCGCTGTTGATGATTTCGGTGGCATTGGCACTTGTGATGTCATAAAGTGTGAGCGTGCGGATAATGGTATTACAATATTCGTCATAATTTTTATCGGTGAGTTTATTTAATAATAGGCGGACCTTAGCGGCCGGGTCGTCTTTTGCCTGTGTGAGCACGGTTGGGGGTGGGGTTGCCGCTGCGCCGGCGGTGGTACTACCCCCTGCAGGACGACGCTTAATAGTGCCGAATAATTGGCCTCCGGTGGCGCCCACGGTTGGTCGCGCAGTACCGGCTGTAGATGCCGGCAAGATTTTAGAGATATCTCGAAGGAGGGTCTGGACAGCGGCCGGGAGGGGCTCATAAGGCTGATGTTGGGCGATTTCGCGGATAAATTGCATATCATACACGGCGGTCATCTATTATAAGGTCAAGCAGTAGCTTATAATACATTAGGAAATAATCTTTAGGGTTTATCACATGGGCGTTGTTGTATACGAGGTAATTTGCCGATGTAATGCTCATAGTCCTTATGATTATCAGAAATTCGCGCTATATAATCGAGTTCTACAACATACTTTTCAACAAGGGCAAGGCGTTTCTCAAGCGCCGCGATATAATCTTCCATAACCGCCTTTTTGTAATAAAGGTCGCTAATGAAGGCCAATGGTATTGCCATCCCGCCAGCGCGAGCGTTAAATGTATCGAACATCTGCGCGTCAACTTTTATAAGTGGCTGTGTCCCATCGCAAAACTTTTGCACAACACTTTCGGCTTCATCAGACACGCGATTAAAAAGGGGCGCTGTGGCAAAGGGTTCGGCATATTCAAAATTAAATAATTCCGCGTTGTTAGATTTATTATTATAAGGCGCTTCTTTGTAATGATGCGCGGCATTTTGCATGTCATTTAAACAGCCGATATGTATCATATTGTTTGGCAATTCTTCGCCTGATTCGGCTGCGGCTAGATGCTGAGCCTTAATTTCCGCCAATTGCGCATCTGCTGCAGCACGTCTTGCATCAATCTCGGCCTGTAAAAAGCTCTCTAATTTGTTAATTTCCGAGTAATCCATGATATAACCCCAAGGTAAGATAGCTTTAGATAGTTTTTGGGTGGATAGGGGGACACAGGGAACTCATAAAGTAAGTTGGGTCATGTATGCTTGATTCAGAAAATGGAACATCGGGGGCATCGACATACATGCTTTAGGGATATCATGGGGATCATAAAGTACATTGGGTCATGTATGCTTGATTCGGAAAATGAAACATACTAAGCATTGCAATACATACTTTATATGTGTTCTATGGGGTTCCTCACCCTTACGGGCTCGTCATAACGCTCGCCCGACGGCTAACGCCGCCTCCACTCGCTGCCATGAAAATTAGCTTTATATTCTTTTCATAGAAGCGAGTGGAGGCGGCGTTAGC